TGTTCTTAAAGAATGTTCTAGTCATGCCTTCAATTATTTCTGCTTTAGGTTTATCTCTTTTTAATATTCTAGTTAATGTTTCATTCACAATAAATAATCTCCTTAATGCCTCAACTATAGTTAATGATTTTGTATGCATAACCTAACAACAGTTCCTCTTTAATTAAATAAGCATCCTTAGATTTTGTGTCACCATTACCAACAAACGTTTTGTACTGTAAGTTGTTTTCTATAATGCAATCTTTAACCCTTTCACGTTCTACAAATGCATACTTAGTTGGTGTTACAAAAACCCATGCATCAGCTTTACTAGTCATCAATGCAGAAGGCTTATCATACATTGCAATCTCTACTACTAAATTACCTGTGTACTTACTCTTAAAATCTTTCTTAACTTCATAACGTTTGTGTATCTCCGGTACGTATATGTCCATCTCTTTACAGAGACCCGGAATAATAATTGCACAGGGATATTTAGTCTTTAATAAATTTAATACCTCTCTCTCTGCATTATGTCCATCTTCTAAATCTTCATCAAACGTGTTCATTCATCAGAAGTCCAATGCTCATCAACAAGACCTGACTTAATTAGTTGACGTTTAGTTCTTGTTATAGCAAACTCAGCCATCTCCTCAATAAAGTAAGGCTGATAATAAGGATGGTCTTTTGTATCATATAAAGTATGACAGGCATGACATCCATAAAATCCAATATCATTACCATGAGAATCTTTAGCTTTAAGTCCAACTCCTGCACCATTTTGATGACAGAAGACTACCTTCTCATTATTGACACCTGAGTCACACACATCACTTCTAAAAGTACATGCTTTGCCTTTAGCGCTCCGGGTAATACTATTTTGTTTCATATTGTACTTCTGTGTTTAACCATAAAATAACATCAGCAACGCTGTAAACAACTTTAACACTACCACCGCCAACATCTTCTATTATTTTTATCATGTTTTTTTGTGCTTTACTTAGATAACCTTTTGGTGTCATTGTTGATGGTTTTTTAACCTCAAGTCCATAATACATTCCATCATGCACAACTGTAATATCAGGTACTCCGGCTTTAACACCTTCAGCTTTAAGTCTTCCTGCTTCACTTTTACTACGATTACCGCCATTAGGTACTGCCCAATAACAAACTTTACGAATGTCTAAATAATTACAGATGGCTTTTTGGACTTCATGTTCCTCGTTTTTCATCTTTAACTTTGTCCATAATCATAGTAAATTTAAGTTGGTCACATAACGCAATGATTTGGTCTTCAAGGTCTCCCTTTAATTGTTTGTCTTTAATCTTAGTTAACAATGCCATTAACGTATGAATTGTCTCTGCAACTTCTTCATTCGACATTACGTTGCAGATTTTCCTCTGCTCCTAAATAATTTGCTAGACCATAGATTGCCCAATGTAGTGTTGGTTTGTCTCCTTTTATGCGATGTGTTAGTCCACTCAATGAACAGCCTAGAAATTTAGCACACTCATGTTGTGTGATGCCTAATCTTTTAATCTCAGCAGGAATAGAATTGTAATATATTGTCTTCATAGTAATAATATATTGTAAAAGATTCTATTATATCAATTAAGATATTATGTGTTAGTTGGTTTAGCTTTTTTTTTCTAGATTGTATTTCGCTTTCAGCGAGTGACTTCGGTAAAGCTAAGGGATAAATCCCTTTTTAAGAGCAAGTGGCTTTTGCTTTTTAACTTATCCGGTAATTCCTGAGCTGATGTTTCGGAGCAAAGAAATCCCTAACCACTAAGAAAGCAGTTAGAGATTCTCATCCGTATAAGTCCTTCGCAGTATTTATCCGTATGCCTGAAACCATTACAACTAATCAGGTCAGAGTCATCGCTACCTTGTAATAGGTACTCAGCCTTCTGCACTCTGCGCTAGATTTTTTTATCGCTCCAAGGTGGTCACCAGTATAAAGCTTCTTATCTAACATCAATCAACAGCCTCTTGGAATACATAGCTAAATCTCTTTTTTTTGAAGGTGTGAGTGAAACTAAATAGTCAGACATATCACCTTTCGTATCCTGAAAGTTGCCAATATGTTGTAAGATGGTATAATAATCCTCAAACAGCAGGGGCAACTGCCAGTTTAGCAAGACCTCTAGAGCGTAAACTCTAGGGGTTTTGTGTTCTCTAAGAACTAGAAAACTCTAAACCAAGAACTGCGAATCATACTCTTTTTTTAAATCTATCTAAAACTTTTTTTAAAAAATAATTGTATTTAATTACACAGAACATATCGTATACAGTATAATGACCTTGTCATTGAGAGAAAAATGACACTTTTAACTTAACTAGGAGATGTAAATGAAAAAAGACCATTATGTTAGAGTCAATGGAAAAAGACTCAGAGACGAAAACAACAAAGTGATATGGTACACATTGGAAACTGCCATCAAAGTTGCTGACAAATTCCATGACAAAGGTAACCAAGTTACTTACGGAAAAAATATCACAGAGTTAAACTCAATATTTTTATAACTTTAACCGGGGAGGTAACACTCCCCAACAAAATAGGAATCAATATGAAAATAGTAAAAAACACATCGTTGTTTCAAACTAAAAAACTTAACAGTTTGTTTTGCCATGTACATAATCAACTGGCTAAGGATGAAGGTAGATTGCCACATTGGAAATCACTAAAAATTCAAGTCATGGACAAAGTAAAAGGCAGACATGCTAGTGGTTGTGCTTATGTAGGCAAAGTCTATTCTAGAGGTGAGCCTGATATGTGGTGTTCATATAATGTTGAAACAACACTTGAACGCATGGCACAACTTTTTGCTCATGAGCTGATGCATTCTTATGGATACAGACATAGTCAATTTAGAAGTAATCCATTAGAGCCACATCACATTGAAGAAATCAACAAGAAGTTTAGCAAGGAAGATTTTTATAAATCAAATGTGACTAAGGTGAAAGCTCAACGTAAAAAACCTACACGTGATTATTACAAAGCTTGTATGAAATTACAATTTGAACACTCATGGTTAACTTTTTATGTGAAGCCGGGTTATGAGCATGACCAAGAGATTGAAGTATTTGATGACCGATTAGACTTTGAATATTTTTATGATGATTGGTTAACTTACACAGACAATACTTGGACTTGGTGTCAAGCTTACAATTTTGCTAATGTTTTAATCAAAGGCAATCTGCAAAAACATAAGACTGAAAATTACACAGTTGGAATGAACGCGGACTGGGAGGAGTAAATTAAATGGGGAGGTCTATGAAAATAAACTTCCCCAACACATCGTATATGATATAATCACATTGTGATTGATTGAATCACATAACAAAATAGGAGCTACAATGAGTAACAATTCAAACGTAACAATCAAGCCTGAGCTTGTAAACAAAGATGCTAAACCTACTTACTGCCTTAACTGCAACGACAGAACTGGCTACGGATTTGGCAAAGAACCAACACGTCATGACATCCATTGGTGTTCAGCACCATGTTGGAAAGAATACCTAGGGGAGAAATAACATGGAGACAGCAAAAGAACTTAGAGCAGGTGACGAATGGCAATCGCAACACGAGGCAAATTTTGATTATGCTCGTGACGAATGCATGACTGAAGCTGACAACATTGTTATGGAAGTTGAGCATATCGTACACGACCTAGACCAAACACTAGATGTACAAAATACTTTAATCCTAGCTGAAGCTATCAACAGAGTAATTGAACTAAGATACTACACGTACATAGACCAATTCAATAGTGTAGCTTACGATTATGATTTTACTGATGACATCAAGATGGTATTACAGGAACGCTTATCATTTGAACTGGAGGTTAGATAATGAGTATTTCAGATTGGGTTTTAGATATGGAAGACAAAGGTGAGATTGAGCTTGTTCAGACAACTTATAATCATCATCTTGGTTGGGTATATGACGAGACTGGTAATTCAGTTTCAATTACTGGTTATGAGTATGTGCCTGTAAACAAGGAGCATGAAGATGGCTAAATCAATCGGTGCTAAGGGCATTATATTAAAAGCGAGAAGTGGTCGACCTGACGATTCTCGCAAGGCTAGACGAAAGTTAGAAAGACAGCAATTAAAAGAAGCTAAACTATTAAGGAGAAAAAAATGAGTAATCAAAAAGATAAAGTTATTGCATATGTTAGAACTTATGGAAGTATTACACCTGAAGAGGCACGTGAAACTTATAGCATCACGAGACTTGCGGCTGTTGTGTTTGATTTAAAAGAGCTTGGTCATATGTTTGTTGAGCCAACTGAAATTGTCAAAGGCAAAAACAAATTTGGTGAACCATGCACATGGGCAAAGTATCAGTATTTAGGTATGAAAAATAAGGAGAGTTCATAATGGAACAGCAATTAGATAAATACGGTTTACCATTACTTGAGT